ATGATAAGTGTTACTTCACCATCAGAATTTTCAGACGGAGCATCAAAAGCTTGCTGCATTAATGTTTCAGATATGGACCTTAGCGTGCCTCCATTATCCAGAACAGTAGCAGCCCAGAACTCTTGACCAGCGTTTGCAGGATTTAATCCACCTACAGCACCAGTTTCATTGATTATATTTCCAAGACCATTTAGTTCTTTACCATAGTTACCTGTCCTGTATACGCCATGTGTTGTATCAGTTGTAATTGCAGCACCATCGATTGTTATCTTTTTATTAATTTTGTCAATAGCAGTTATTGTTCTATTTGTTGCAACAGCGGTTCCATCAGCCATAACAAGTATATCAACCTTCATACCAACTCGCAAGTTGCTCATTTTTGTGCTTTCATCAAGTGCGATAGTATTAGTTGCAGTAGAATTTGTAGCACATTTTGCAAGTAAGCCAGTGCCATCACCAAATAATTGTCTGTTTATATCCATAGCCATTGTATTAGCCATACCTTTTACTTCAGAGTCTAATGCTCTTACAAATGCGCCTTTATCTTTTAAAGTAGTTTTTATTACAACTTCTGTGATAGCTATTTGACCCCAATTGTATTTTGGTGTGTATTTTGCAACTTTGTACTGCTGTTTACCTGCATCAGGCAATGGACCATTCTCACCACGTGCACCAACACCCTCGTTAAAACCAGCATGTACAGGTATCACAAATTCTCTACCAAATAAAGCTTCAGAGTCTCTTTTTAATCTCTTGAGTAAAATAGTTTTTGTGTTCAATTGTTCAACAATCGCAGGAGCATAATTCTCTTTTAAAATTGCATCATAAGTAGTTAAATTAGCAGCCATTCAAACCAACCTCCTATTGATTTTGTAATAATCTTGCTAATGCAGCCTTTTTGGCTTCATCAAAAGTTTTAATCTGTCTTCCTCCTGCTGGAATACCGCCTCCACTTCCTTCAGGTGAAGGGAGTGTTCCAGACTGCTGTCTTTTTTGTGCTAAATATTCTTCAATAGCTTGTTTCTTTATCGCTTCAATGTCTGGTTCTTGGAAGTTTTCAGCTTTCCAGAGCTTATAAGCCTTTTCTAAATCAGTTATTCCATAATCAACAGCTGTTTGTAGGATTTCTACTTCGTTTTCTGCAAAGTCTTTATACTTTGCTGATAATTTTTCAATTTCTTTTTCAAGCGCCATATCTTCAAGCTGTTCCTCAAGTGTTCTAAATCTCTCTTCGTATGGGTCTACATATTCATCTGCAAATTCTTCTTCAGTTTCTTCTGGCTCGTAATACTGCTGGTCTAATGAAGCTAAATACTCTTCATACTGTCTTTGGAGCTCCTCAATCTTTTTTTGCCATTGCTTTTCGGCACGTGCCAACCTTTCGCTGATGATTCTGTTTACATCCTCTTGAGTAAAATATTTTTCTTGTTTTGTTTCCGGTGTTTTTTGCCCACCGTCGGCATAATTCACATCTCCTTGACCTAAATCATCATTACCGGCATTTACCCCTGCCGTTGGGTTCATGAATTCATCCATAACTCTCCTTGACCTCCCTTAAATATAAAAAAGCGTGTTTTTACTTAGAAACACGCTTTTTGGCGTTTATTCTGTTTAAAATTGCTTGTACTTTTGGACTTGATGTTTTTCTTTCAGTTTTAGGATGCCAGACAGAAGTAACTACAGTTCTGCCTCCTCTGTCACCTTTTTTATTTAAAATAGCCAAAGTTAATACATGGCTTCCAACTTTCTTCTTCCTCCATGCAACAATATTTCTTTTAGGCGGATTTTTATAATCTTCAACAACATAATTAGCTGTTGTTACAACCTTAATCGGCTTTTTCATACTTACCGCCTTCCTTTTTGTGCTAACTGCTGAAACCTTTTATTACCATACTTTTTACGTCCAATCCATGCTGCAAGAGCTTCAGGATTATACGCCCCCTGTTTGCGTAGGCGTTTCACTAATGCCCGGAATCTCGCTCCCGTTCCCAGTTTCGGTTTGCCCACCTCCAGTACCTCCTAACATATCAGCTAAATTTGGCATAACACCGCTATTTGGTTGTTGTAATAACTGCTGTAATTGTGACATCATTCCCCCTTGTTGCTGTAGAAAACTTTGATGTACGGCTACATGCTGCGCAAATAATTGTTTTATCTCGTCAGGTAATGCATCGTACTCTTCAGTCTTTCTAAACTTGTTGTGTTCATAAATATGCACTTCATGGTTCTCAAAATCTTCTGGCTCTTCATATTGACCTTGTTTCATAAGTTCATTTTCTCTTTGTGCTTGTGAAGTATCTAAATCAATATCATCGTAAATTCCTTCCACATCACCAAACTCAAGCAGTTTTAACACAACTTTCGGGTCTTGAATTATCCTTTGCTCCCACAGTGAAATAATAAATTCCTGTTTTGCAACTCTGCTTTGTGGCAAGCTTGACCCTGCCTGTACTTTTGCATCTACATCTTCCGGTATATCTCTTCCCATAAATGTAAACACTTCAACAGTATTGTTTTCTCCCACAATTCGTCCTACTCTTGGTTCTATATAAAACTGTCTTACAAGTCTTAATTTCAATGTTTCAACCTTTTCTAAAGCTTTTTCATAACTTTGAGCAGTAACAGTAAGCCTTGTATCATCCTGCTCTTGCAGGTATGCTATTGCAATACCAGACCTTAAACCTGCTGGAATTTGTGCATGTGATACTTCATGCTGACCTGAAACATCATAAAATTCACTTCTTATTTGGTCGAATTCTTTCCAGAAGGTAGCTGGGACATCAATTCCCCTAATTGGCTCTGGTCTTAAACCTGCAATAGGAACATATTCTATATTTTCACCCGGAGCAGAAGTAATTTGTGCCTCCAGCGACCCTTTAGGTACAAGCCATTTAGGTTTTGACATTAAATTTCTTATTTCAATTGCCTGTGAACGTGCCTTGTTATAGTTCATTTGAGGTTTTATAAGGTCTGTTACTACCGAATCACCCCAAAATCTGCCCGGAACTGGTATATGAGGGAAAGCTGCAAAAGGAAGTATGCCTTGTTCATAAGGATTGTCACCGGCAAAAAGTACTTTGTCTTTTACATAAACAACATATCTGCCTTTTGGATATTTGCTTGTTGGTCTTTGCCAAAATTCTTTTACAACAACACCTTTTCTAATATTTTGGCTGGTATTATCTGTTAATAAAAACATTTTGCCTTCAAGATATTGATTTACATTTATTGCCTCTGGCTCAACTTCTACACCATATTTTTCAGCCACATACTCAGCCGAACGGATTTTTACATGAAAACACCAATTCATTTCATCGATTGTTGTAGCATATGGGTCTGGATAAAATTCAAAAGGTGAGACAGCACTCAAAACCACCTCACCTAATCGTGTACCTTCATCATCTATGACTTCTCCGGCTGTTGGGTCATAATAAACTTTAAAAATACCTGTACCAGTAACAAGAGCCCATAAAAGAACTTGTTTTCTTATCTCATCCGTATTGGTTTTATCCCATAAATACTGCCTAATTTTTTCTGCTCCCTTAGCTTGGTTTACCCTATCTGGTTCATTACCAGTAGGTTGCACACCTATAATTGGCTTTTGTTTCATCAATTTCGCTAATTCAGTCCTGACAATAGGTCTTATAAAATTTACTGTCGTCAGTACTCTCCATTCTGGAACTATGGGTCTTTCTAAACTTTTAGTTACAGGATTCCATATAACCCACTGTTCTCCTAAGTAAAATGACAAATTAATAAGCCACTGTTTTTCAAGTGGCATTCTTGCGTTTTCTGCTTCCAATAATTTTTCTTCTAAATCCTGAATAAGCTGTTTGTCTTTTATTTTGTTTTTTATTTCATCAAAAGATATAACCATATTAATTCACCACACTTTACAGGTTATAAAGCCTTGCGTCTAAATCTTCATAAACAGCATTTTCTTGCATTTTTTTAGAATTTTCATCAACATTTTGAAGTGTTTTATACTCAACATAATCTTTAGCCATAATCCTGTCTAAGAGCATTTGCCTTTCTATAAACCACTGTCTTTTTTCTCTTTGCATTTCCATAAACCAATAAAAATTAAACGCCAAAACTATTATGACAAACAAATATTCCATCATTTCTCACCCTCCAATTCTTCTAAAAGCGATTCGATAGCATAATCAATATCCATCGGGACGATTTCTCCATTCGGTTTGAACACTTTTGGTGCATAACTCAAAGCTTTTTTACCTTCTTCTGTTTGAAAATAGTTATAAAGCTCATTTTTTATTGCTTCTTTGGTTGTTTTACTCATTTTTTTACCTTTCTGAAAACCATGTTTTTTAGCTATTTTAAATAAATCATCTCTCGCCATCATAAAAAAATCACCTCTTTTTTGAGGTAAAATCTTGTTTATTCTCTAATTTAGGTTTTTCTAAAAAATTTTTGTTGTAAACTTCAGCTATTTCTTTCGCACAATTCAAACACAAATAATCGACAGGGCTTACATCTATATAACCTCCTGTTTTAACCTGTCCGCAAATTATACATGCACCTAACATATCAGTTTTTACCAGTTTCATACAAAAAACCTCCTTAAAACCAACCACTTTCTTTTGGTTTTCTTGCATTAAATGCCCGTTCAATAGCAATTTCAAAAATTGATTTTTTCTTCTCGCTTTTAACATGAGGTACAAACATTTCAAGAGCAGCATAAGCAGCAGCATCCACTTGGTCGTCGTGTGTTCCATTTGGGAACATCAAAAGCTCATTTTCAAAATCATTAAGCCATTCAGCACCTGACAAATGATACACCTTGCCATTTTCATACCTTGCTGCTAACGGCTGTGCTCTTGCCCATTTGTCTTTATCTGGCTCTAATTCTCTGATTGGTATTCCTTTACGTAAAACCATTTGTATAAGTGCTGTTTGATACGCAACTTTTTCTATCCCAACATATGCAGGTTTCCATTTGTAATAGTTATTAACAATTAAATCTACTTGGTCTGGACCTTCTATTCTGGTTCTGATGTTAT